GTTCGGGACCGATCCCATGTGCGGCCTGAGCCCGCTTGCCATGGGGCGCAATGTATTCGGGGCTGCTATGGCTGCCGATGAGTCGGCCAGCAAGATGTTTGCCAACGGGATGAAACTCGGCGGCGTTCTGTCCACGGACCAGATTCTCAACAAGGCCCAGCGGGAGGACATCCGAGAGGACATGGCTGCCAAGTTCGCCGGCGCGGTGAACACCGGCAAGACGATGGTGCTGGAAGCTGGCATGAAATATCAGCAGGTGTCCATGACGCCCGAAGATGCCCAAATGCTCCAAACCCGAGCTTTCAACGTCGAAGAGATCTGCCGGTGGTTTCGTGTGCCTCCTTGGATGGTGGGCCACACGTCGAATAGCACGAGCTGGGGCACCGGCATGGAACAGCAGATGCTTGGGTTCCTGAGCTTTACGCTGCTTCCCTGGATGAAGCGCATCGAGCAGAGCATTAATCGCCGGCTATTGCGGCCCGATGAGCGCCGGCGGTTTTACGCGAAGTTCAACCCAGAGGGACTGCTCCGCGCAGACAGCGCTGCGCGTGCCGCGTTCTACAGCTCCATGACGCAAAACGGCATCTATACCCGCGACGATTGCCGGATCAAGGAAAACCTTGCACCCATGGGCGGTAACGCAGCGAAGCTCACCGTTCAATCCAACATGCTGCCGATCGACAAGCTCGGCGAAGGCTCGGGCGATGCCCAGCAAGCCCGTTCCGCGCTGTTGGACTGGCTCAACGAAACCCCCAAGGGGAACCAGGAATGAAACGGAAAGACCAGTCCCTGGCGGTGAAGTACCGCTCATTTGATTACGACGTGAAGGCTGTCAGCGATGACGGCCTTTTTTCTGGCTACGGATCGGTGTTCGGTGTCGTCGACAGTTACAACGAGGTGGTGGCGCCCGGCGCGTTTCTTGATTCGATCGCCGATCTCAAGGCGAAAGGCAGGTCTTTACCAGTCCTCTGGCAACACCGCACCGCCGAGCCAATCGGTTCCTGGTCCATGGATACCCTGAAAGAGGACGCCAAGGGCTTGTTCGGTGATGGCGAGCTCTGGCTGGCTGATGCGCCGTATGCGCGTATCGCCATGCGCGGCATGAAGTCCCGATCCATCACTGGCCTTTCCATCGGCTATTACGTGCGCGAATCGAGCTACGACGAGAAGACCCGCATCCGCACGCTCACCAAGCTCGACCTAGTTGAAATTTCCATTGTTACGGTACCGGCCAACGATGAGGCGCGCACCGATACCATCAAGTCGAAGCTTGCACATGGCGGCCTTCCTTCCCTTAAAGAATTCGAGTTGCTCTTGCGCGAGGCAGGATTCTCGAAAAATCAGTCAACGGTGATTGCCAACCGTGGACTGCAACACCTGCTCCGGAGCGAGTCCGCGGGCGACCTGGCTGAAGCTGAACTCGTCGAGGCGCTCAAATCGCGCCCGGCACTGACTCTCCCATCGTTTTGAGGATTCACCATGCATAACGCCATGAGCAACCAGGCTCGCGCCGAAAACCGTCAGTTGCAACGCAAGGAGCACTCCGACGACAAGGTCCAACTGAAAGCGGTAACGGACCTGCTGGATCAGCGCGATCGAGAAATCAAAGCGTTCGCCGAGAAGGCGAACACAGAAATCAAACAGCACGGCACCATTCTGGCTGATACCAAGGCTGTTCTCGACGGCCTGGTAAAGGATGGCCTGGGCTTGCAGGATCGCCTGCAGGACATCGAGCAAAAGCTTGCACGCCGCTTTTCGGCCAACGATCCAACTGACGCCAAGTCGGTAGGCGAAGAACTGTCCGACTCCGACGACTTCAAGGCCCTGCAAACTCGCGGCCGTGGCATCGCCCGCATTGGTCGTAAGGCCGTCACCAACATCACCAGCGCAACCACCGGTACCGGCGGCGTGGGCGTCGGCATCCAGCCAACACGGGTACCTGGCATCGTTGCAGATCCGGAGCGTCAGTTCGTCATTCGCGATTTGATCATGCCTGGTCGCACCGGCTCTAACGCTGTCGAGTTCGTGCAAGAAAGCGGCTTCCAAAACATGGCGGCGATCCAGGCCACTGAAGGCGCAGCGAAAGCCCAGTCGGATATCTCGTTCGCTTTGAAAACCACCAATGTGGTGACCATCGCGCACTGGTTCCGCGCCTCCAAGCAGGTTCTGTCCGATATCCCGCTGTTGCAGAGCTACATCAACGGTCGCGCGATCTACGGCCTGAAGTACAAGGAAGAAGAGCAGATACTCGCCGGTAACGGCGTGGGCGGGAACATGCTCGGCCTGATCCCTCAGGCATCCGCTTTCAACAACGCCCTTCGCAAAGCCGGCGATACCAAGATCGATACGCTGCGTCGCGCCATCCTGCAGGTACGGATCGCCGAATACCGCGCCTCGGCGATCGCACTCAACCCGGTCGACTGGGCTGATATCGAGCTGACCAAGGACAGCACTGGCTCCTACATCTGGGTCAACGTCCAGGAAGGCGGCGCACAACGTCTGTGGAAGCTGCCTGTTGTGGACAGCAACGCTGTTCCAGAGGGTGAATTCCTGGTGGGCGCCATGAACATCGCGGCTCAGATTTTCGACCGCGAAGAGGCGGCGGTCGAAGTTTCGACTGAAGACGGCGACAACTTCCGTACCAACATGGTCACGATTCGCGCTGAAGAGCGCCTGGCTATGGCTGTGTACCGTGAAGAATCCTTCGTCCACGGTGAATTCGACGCGCCGTAAGGCTTCGACACCTCATAGGAGCGCACTTGGGAAACCGGGTGCGAACACCGATGCCAGACATCACTGTAAAAGCGATCAAAGGCTTCAATGCCGAAGGCCTGGATTCAGGCGAAAAGTATGTGAAGCGTGGTGCGGAATTCACCGTGGATGAATCGGTGGCGCGCGATCTCCGTCGTAATGGCCTGATCGAGGAATACGACGTGAAGAATTCTGCTTCCCCGGAAAACAAGCAGGCCCCAACCCCTTCGAATAAAGCTGCGCCAAAACCCGCAGCCAAGAAAAAGGCCGACTGACCATGAGCGTGATCGACATCGGACTAGCCATGAAGCATCTGCTTGCAGAGCCTGAGGATCAGGACCTGGTGCAGTCGCAATTGGACGGCGCGGAGGAAGCTGCTCAGCAGTTCCTTCAGCGTCGGTTCTTTGCCGATCAGGCCGCCGTGGATCTTGCAAAGTCCACCACTCTTCAGCGAACCCAAGCGGCGCGCGCCATTTACCGCGCTGCGCTGGTTGTAGCCGATGAGCCTGAAAACTCAGAAGACCGGTGCAGGCTGCGTGAGCGTGCCCGCCAGGCCCTGGCGGATACCTTCGAGGCAATCGACATGGACGAGTACGGGATTGTGATCAACAAGGGCATTGAGGCGGCTTGCCTGCTCAGGCTCGGCCACCTATTTGCGAACAGGGAGGAGGTTGTGACGGGCACTATTGCTACTGAGCTTCCGCTGACCAGCAAGGCGTTGCTGATGCCTTACCGCATCCGGATGGGTGTGTAATGCGCGCCGGTCGGTTGCGGCACCGCATTGATATCCAGAGACCGGTGGTGGAGCGCGACCCAGAAGATAACACCGAGTTGCCGGTACGATGGGAAACGGTATGGGAGCGCTGCCCCGCCTCGGTTGAACCGTTGAGCGCCAGAGAATTTTTGGCGGCGCAGGCTACGCAATCGGAGGTGACAGCCAAGATCGTGGTTCGGTACCGCCCGGGATTGCTGCCCACGATGCGTATCGTCCATCGCGGCGAGATTTACAACATCGCTGGCGCTTTGCCGGACAACGTCTCGGGCCTTGAATATTTGACTCTGCCGGTCAGCAAGGGCGTGAACGATGGTCGATGAAGTGAAGTTCAGCTTGATCGGTGTAGACAGCCTGCTAGGAAAGCTGGCTACCGTGAACGATGAGGTCAAGCGCAAGACCGGTCGCACAGCGCTTCGGCGCGCTGCCGAGATGGTCGCCAAAAACTTCAAAGAAGGCGCCCGGCGATGGGATGACCCGAAGACTGGGCGCTCCATTGCCGACAACATTGTGCTGCGGTGGAACGGGCGGCTTTTTCGCCATACTGGTGACCTTGGCTTTCGCGTTGGCGTGCTGCACGGCGCGGTGCTGGTCAAGAATGGCAGCATTGAGGAAAGCGCACCCACACCGCATTGGCGTCTGCTTGAGTTTGGTACCGAGCATATTGCTGCTGACCCACGGGCCCGGCCGGCTCTGGCAGACCATATCGGCGAAGTAACCAATGAGTTTGCTACCCAGTTCGAGAAATCGTTGGACAGGGCCATTCGTCGTGAAGCGAAGTTAAGGAGCAGCAGCTGATGTTTGCACCAATCAACGCCGTGTGCGCCCTTGATGCTGGGGTGATCGCAGTGCTCGGATCAGCACCCCAGCGTCTCTATCCGTTCGGTGATGCGCCGCAAGATGGGCAAAAGCCTTATGCGGTCTGGCAGACCATCGGCGGTGATCCGGAGAACTACCTGGCGGGGCGCCCAGACATCGACGACTATACGC